GCCATGTTGGCGGATTGAACCCGCCGGACGGCGAACGGTCAGCAATCCGCCATGTTGGCGGATTGAACCCGCCGGACGGCGAACGGTCAGCAATCCGCCATGTTGGCGGATTGAACCCGCCGGGCGGCTCTTCGCCGCCTCTTCGCCGCCTGAAGGCATGCGCGAAAAACCCTTGTCAGGATCATAACATGCGTTTTTAGCCATCAAATAAATCCCTTCAGCGCTTGTGTTGAAAGCGGGCGCTCGGGATCGGACATGATGACTTCGCCGCCGCCCGATGCGGCCGGTTCGGTTCCGGCCAGGTCGAGCCGGATTTTGCCGTCGGCAATTTCGCGCAGCTGCTTGAGCGCGCTGGCGTAGTCGTCCTTGATCTTGTCGCCGACCGTGTTGGCATGCGCGTAATAGATTGAAACCCGCAATGCCAGGTCCGCCACCAGCTGCGGCGTTGAAGCCAGCGGCAGGCCATATCTTGCGGCCAGATAGCCGTCGATCAGCGCGCCGGCATCGGCAATCGCCCGCGTGACCAGCGCGTCGTCCACCGTGCCGGTCGGGCTGGTGCCGCGATCCGAAACGGCAATGAGCAGCTGCTCCCCGTAGCGCTCGATCATCTGGGCCTTGGTGCAATAGGACATCACTCGCGCTCCGGCTTTGTCGCAGCCTTGAGCGCAAACATCACTGCGGTTTCCACATGGGTGATTGCAATCGACTTGAGCCTGCCAATGGCGGAATTGCCGACAATCCCCGGCAGCCGGTCGTTCGGGACGCTCTCGATCATATCGATGAAGCAGGCGGAGAACTGCTTGAGTGCCTCAACCTGGTCGTCGCAGGACGGATCGACCCCGGCACCGACCAGATATTCGCCATAAGTCTGCTGCGGCATCGTCTCGTCCTTTTGTGTTGGTTTGGTTGCGGGGGCAGGACTTGGACCTGCGATCTGCTGGGTATGAACCGGCCGGGATGCCTCTTCCCTACCCCGCCGAATTTTTCAGGCTGCCTTGACCGTCAGGCCGGGTTCGGCGAGCAGCTCGTCAACCTGGTCCAGCGTTAGCGTGCCTTCCGGGTGAACCACCGTTTCGCCAGGATGAAACATCCCGGCCCGGCGCATCCCGGCCTTGGCCTTGGCGGTGATTGCCCAGCCGCGCGGTGAGCGGGCTGGATCGGTTTCGGTCACGGTTGAAGGCGTGGTTTTGGAGTGCTTGGCCATCGGGAGGTTCCTGTCGTTGAAATCCAGCGCTGCGGCTCCCGTTTTGGAGAGCCGCAGAACAAGGCTTCAAATCAGGCAAGCCACGGTACGACGAGCAGCTCGGCGGTGCCCTTCCACTCGTTGGTTTCGCCGCCGCTGGCGTATTCGGAATTGAGCAGCTTGCGCGCCGCGCTTTCCAGCGATGGTGGCACCACCAGCAGGTCCGGCATCAGGCCGAGCGGGCGTCCGAAATCCCCGGTGCGGCCCATGATTGCCGAGCGCGCAGCGGCGTAGTTGGCGGCGTTCAGCGTTTCCTTGCTGCCCTGCGCCATCTGCCAGAAACCAAAGCCGACGTTGAGCCGGGCATCGGTGCCGTAAACGAACTTCTTCTGCATGAAAACGTTGTCGTCGGTGTCCTTGTCCTTCGACACGAACATCGGCTTCTTGCGCTCCTGAAAGATCAGGGGCTTCAAAAAGCTCTTGGTCGACATCAGGTACCAGCCGGTGCCCGCGCCGCCGCCGGTGTTGGAAGCCGATTGCGCCACGCCGGCAGCGTCGAGCACCGGGTGGTCGGTGTCGAAGAAAAACTGGCCGTCATAGCAGGTGGTGGCGAACCCGGCCTTGAGCAGGGCGAAGGCCAGCATGTCGGGTTGCGCCGCAACCGACTGGCCCATGGCGGTGAACATCGGCGCATAGATGCCGAGGTTGTCGTCTTCGATGTCGTTGCGGTCGACGCCGATGGTCAGCTCAAAATCCTTGTTGCGGATCGAGTAGTCGGCTTCGGCAATGCCCTGGATGACGCGGTCGCCAATCCATTCGCGCATGCCCGGCACTTCCTTGAGCCAGCCATAGCGGTTTTCGCCGGTTGACGAGGGCACGGTGGTCGCAATCCGGCCGTATTGCGAGGCGGCAAGCGTTGCCGCCATGCCGACAGCAAAGGCGGTGGAGAAGCCGACGCGCAGGGCGTCGAGGTTTGGCCTGCTGATGATCATTGTCCTGGGTCCTTGTTGAAAAAAATCAGATGCCGACGCGAACCCAGACGCCCTGGGCGTCAAGGTCGGTGATCTTGCCCGCAATCGTGCGGGTGTCGGTGGCCGAGGTCTTGGCGACCGTCTGGTCATCGACGATGTAGCAATCGTCGCCGATCTCGGCGCGGGCAATCAGGTCGCCCGCCGCCGAGTTGGCAAAGCGGAAGACGCCGCGCTCGCACTCGGCATTGATGGCGCCGTTGGCACCCGCCGTGTTGTCGGCCTGCTTCTGCGCAACGCCGCGAACGATCAGGCCCGTGGCTTCGGTTGCCGGGGCGGCCCAGCCGGCGGCGTCAAGCACCACCAGCGAGCCGCCGTAGATTTTGGTCGCGGCTTTCACCGGATCGGCGAACTTGTCGCCGGTGGCGCGCTGAAGTGCAATCCTGTCTGCTGCCTGGGCGGTCATTCATGTGTCTCCTGCTTGAGGGTTTTGAGGTAGTCGTCATGGGAAATGCCGAGCGCCGTCGCCACTTCCTTTTGCGAGGCACTCAGCGTGGTGCCGCCGCCACCGGCAGGAAGCGCGGTGACAATCGCGCCGCCGGAGATTTTCGGCAGTGCCGCAAGTTCGGTTTCGACTGCCGCACGCCCGTCCGAAGACGCGGCAAACCGGTTTATGTAATGCTCGCGCAGCGGCTTGACGCCGACGCGGCCGTCGCGGATCGCGCCGTCAACAAACGCCGTCGCGGTTTCCTTGGCCTGGCTCGCCTGCAGCGCTGCCAGTGCCGTGGCGGTTTGCGCGTGGTCGGCCTTGAGCGCGGCGAACGCCGTGGCGTCGGGCGTGTCGGCCCTGCCCTTGATCGCAGCGGTCACCGCTTCCAGCGTTGAGCCTTCGGGTAGGCCGGCAGCCAGCGCGACGGGCTTCAGCAACTTGATTGCCGCCGCCATCGCGGCGGCTTCGTCGGGGGTGGCAATCTTCTGGATCGCCGCGACGATTTCATCCTCGGTTGCCGTGTCAGGCAGCTTGAGCACGGCGCGCAGTTTGGCCATGAAGTCCATGTCGGTTTTCTCCGTTGGTGTTTGTGCAGCCGCCGCGATGGCGGCAAGGTCGAGCGCCGGCATGTTGACCAGCGCGATGTTGAGGATTTTTTGGACGGCTTTTTCGCCGGTGAAATACGGCGAGAGATAGCGGTATTCGCCAGCCTCGATTGCCGCCTTGGCCGCTGCCGTCCATTCGATCCGCGCCATGATGCCGACCGGCGAGGCGCGAAGTTCCTTCACCCAGCCTGCGGCCTTGCTTGTCTGGTGGTCATAATCGACCATCATTTCGGTGCGGCCCAGATGAGCCAGGCTGGCGTCGATGATTTTCCGCATGGCGGCAAGGTCGCCGCAAACGAATGGTCCGCGGCCGTCGCGCGCCATCACCGAGCCGGCTGGAAACACCAGCATCCATGCACCGGCTGATCCGGTGGCGGGAGCGGTGCTGGCGGCAAGCGCAGCAGCAAGCGTGTGAAACGGTTCTTTCATCCCCCGGTTTTGCCATGCGCCGGGCAGCACAAAACATACGCGCAACGGCGCGGATGAAGCGGGAGGGCTTGGCATTGCCGACATCGATTGAAGCGGGAGGGGCGAAGCGACAAGGCCAGAGCGTGAAGGAAAGCATCGCTGCTTTCGATGGCGATTGCCTTGCGCTTCGCTGCGCTCAGCGTGCGGCCTTGGCTGGAAAAACGCAAGGTGCGAGGAAAAATTCAGCGCCGGGTGCAAATCCAGGCTTTGCCCTGCCGGTGAACCGGCTTTTCAAGAGGCATTCAAACCCCGCCCAGCGGTTTTGGCAGCCTGGGCGGTATCCGGGGGCCTGAAAGCGGCTCGCGGGCGCTGGCGGGGCAGGGTTCAAGGCGGGATCAGCGGCGACGCAGCGATGAAATCTGCCATATCCACCGGTTATATCCCCTTCAGCTTCAACCCTATCTCTCCGGGATTGAAGGCAAAGCCGGGGTCGACGCCCGCAGGCGCTTCGACCGGCGTGAGCACGCCGTCGATTTTCACAAATTTGATGATGGTCGGCGACCAGGGCGCGGCCTCGCTCACCTGCCAGCCATAGCGCTCCAGATCGTCGTCGGAGAGCTGCTGCACGTGGCAGCGGCAGTTGAAGCCGTTCGGCGGGAAATGGGTTTTCCACCACGGGTCCTCCGCGTCGAGAATGACGCCCTGCCAGGCGGCATGCGCGTCGCGCACCCGGTTGTCTTCCGCCGTGATGTAGCGCAAATACGGCGCGTGTTTTTTCCCGGCCTGGATTTGCCGCCAGCGCCCGGCGGCCTGCGCCTGTGCTGTCATCGTGCGGAAAACCAGTCTGGCCCGCCAGCCGTCCTCGTTGTCGCCGGACCAGCCGCGCGCCGCTGCAATGCCGTCAAATTTTTCCTCGAAGTCCCCGATGGTCGATCCCTCTTCCATCGCCGCCAGGATGGCCTGCAGAATGTCGCGCGACATGGCTTCGCTCATGTCGGATGAACGCGCCCGCGCTGCGGCGTCCACTTCGAAGATCAGCGCCTGCCAGTCAGCATCGGAAAATTTCAGCCGGTCCTTGAGAAAGGCGATGGCCTCGGCAAACGCGATGCCCTTTATTTCGGAATTGGCGTCAGCCATTGTTCGCCTGCGCCAAGATTTCCGCCCGCCCGGTCAACTCGGCCAGCAGCATCGCCTGCCGCATTGTGGCTTCCAGTTCCTTTGGCGGCAAACCGGCCATGCCGTCGCGCACAAGCTTTTGCAATTCTTCCAGGCTGTCCGCCGCCTCGACGCTTTCGCGCAGCCAGGCGGTCAGCACCGATGCACCCGATAGCGCGCCGTCGGCAATCGCCTCGAACAGGTCTGCTGCGACGGGTTTTGCCGGACCTGCAGGCTTGGAGGCAACCGTCACCGGCTTTGCCGGATTGCCAGGATCGGGCAGCGGATTAGTCGCCGGATAAGGTGCCGCAACCTTGAGCGGCGCATCGCCCGGCGCGGCTTTTAGCGGCGCATCGCCGTCGGCTGGCGCGCCGATGCCTATCAGTGCCCGCATTTGGTCTTGCCCGACGACGAGGCCGAGCGGGGTCAGCATCGCCACCGCGTCAACGAGCATTTTCACGTCCTTGGTTTCCGGGCGCCCGATCTTGACGCGCGGGTAGCTGGCCTGCGGGCCAAATTCGAGGTCAATCCATGGCCGGATCAAATCACGGTTGATGATCGCCGACAATTGCCGCGCGTCGGCCCGTTCGATGTCTTCCTGCACCTGTCGGTGTTCCTGGCCGACCGCATGGCCGCCTGCAATGGCGTCGGTGGTGGCGGTCTGGCCCAGCACTGCCTTGCTGATTTGCTGGTCGAGCCAGTTGGCCCGCTCAATGTAAAGCGCGTGGCCTGCGCCAAGGTTTTTGGCTTCGATGAATTCAATCGCCATGCTCTCGGGAATGATCGCCGCCATGTCGCCGCCAATGTTGGCGACCGCCCGGTAAAGCGTCTGGCGGTCCTGCGGCGAAGCATTGCTGCCGTATTTGCCGAGGCGAACCGGCTGGCCGTAATTCTGGGTGAAGATCGCCCAGTCGCGCTGGGTGAACGCCTTGAACATCCACGCCCAGGCGATGATCCGCGCAAGGCCGGAGCGCGAGGGCAGGCCGGACTTGGCCCGCATCACGGCGAAGACATACTTGAACGCATCAATCGGCTTTTCCTCGCCGTTGTCGTGGATCCGCGTCGGCGTGCGCCCGTCGGTGCGGTCAAAGCGGAACCAGCGCGGATCGCGCCATTCCAGCCGTTCCGGCCGCCATTGCCCGCTGGAGCTGTCCCAGATGATTTCGGTGAACGAATAGCCCTTGCCGACGGCGTCGAGCATGTCGAATATTTCATCGGCCAGCTCGTCGCGCTTCAGCCAGCCGCCGACCATGTCGGCCTGTTTGACGTGCGCCGGCTCGTCGCTGCCCGGCTCGACGCTGATTTCCAGCTGCGCCACGCTCTGCTTTCTGGTGCGCAGCACGCCGGCGTAATGCGGGTCGCGCTCTTCGATGGTTTCGGCGAGTTCAAGATAGCGCAGCGGGTCACCGGCATCGGCTTCGCGCAAAATCACCGCCAGCCGGTCCGGGTTGAGCCCGTCGCCCGGATAAGAGGTCAGCGGCGAGCGCACGCCGACGCTGGCTGCGGACAATTCGGTTTCCAGAACCGATTTCTCGATGGGCTGGCCGAACCGGTCGGTCAGTCCCTTGAAGAATTTAGCCATCATAAAAACCCCTTGAAAATCTTGCCGAGCGGCGAGCGCCAGCCGCCGCCGTCATCATCGCGCGCCGGCTTCATGAAGCCGGTGCCGGTACCCGAAACACCGGCTCCACCGGGCTGCACCACCGGTTCGTAGGCGTATTCAACCCAGCGCATGCGCGAGGCAAAATGCGCCAGCGCCAGCGCGACGGCAAAGTCGCCATGCCGCTTTTTGCCCGGCGTCCCTTCCCGCAACGGGCTGACCATCGGAATGCCGCGCACCACCTTGACCGCCCGCAGGTCCGACAAATGCGGCTGGCTTTTGACCAGCGTGATCGCGCCGTCCTCGAACGCGGTTTTCAGCGGCGGCATGTTGATGCGGTACCATTCCTGCGAAAACTTGATTGCCCACACCAGTCCCGAGCCGTCTTCGCCCTCGCGCAGCCCGAACTTGCGGCCCATGTCCTCGGCCACGGTCCAGCCCATGCCGGTCGCATCAAAGGCTGCGCCAACCAGCCGCGAGAGCACGCGGCGCAGCACCATTTCGGTGATGGTCTTTTGTTCATCGCCCGGCACGCCGCGCAATTCAAAGGTCAGCGCTTCGCACCGGTTCAGGTTTTTTTCAATAGCCATCAGCGTGCCGACGCTCAAGTCGGCAACGCGGGCAAAGTCGAAGCCGAACGCATATTGTGGCTCCAGCGAAAGCGCCGCCAGCGCCGTTGCCAGCGCCTCCGTGAACGGCGCAACAAGGCTGGCGCGCTCGACCGCCGGTCGCTGCAGGAAGTCGGCGGGCAGTTCCAGTTCCAGCACGGCTGGCCCGTCCCTCATGCGGCTTTCAATCAGCGGCGCGGTCAGCCAGGTGCCGCTGCCTTGCGATGGAACGCAGAACAATTCCTCTTCCGCGCCGTCGCCGTAGAAGTCGATGATTTCCTCGCGCCATTGCGCTTCAGCCGGCGCGCTCCACTTTTTGCCGGTGACCAGGCAAATCCGCTGGTACAGCCCGTCTTGAAGGGCGGCGTCAAAATCCACGCGCTGATGGGCAAATCGCGAACGGCCGCCAAGAATTTCCTGCACCTGCACATTGAACTCGTTTTCGGTGCCGTTGTGCGTCGAACAGACCACCACCTGTCCGCCCCACACCAGGAAGGCCAGCGCCGCCTTCAGCAGCTGCTTGAGGCTGTCAACAAATGCCGCCTCGTCAATGATCACCAGCCCCTGCTTGCCGCGCAAACCGCGCGGTGCCGATGACAGCGCGACGATTTCAAAGCCGGATGCAAAGCGGATGCGAAATGCCTGGATCGAACGCGCGCCGTCCTTGTCGCTGTCGTCAAACACGAATTCCTGGGTGTCGAACGCCGCCAGCGAAAATGCCCTTGCCCACATGGCGCAGGCGTCGATGAACTCGCGGGTCATTTCCTGCGAGTAAGAAATGTACATGGCGTCCATGCCGCCGGCCGTTTTTTCCTTGGCGGCCGTCAGGGTGGCGTGTGCGGCCAGCGCCCATGTCTCGCCGATGCGCCGGCTCTTTTCGATGAACAACACCGAAACCGACGACAGCAGTGCAATTGTTCTGGCCTGGTAGCCGAGCAGCACGCTCGGCAGGCCGACCGCGCCGATGATGGCCGGCATCGCGTCAATGGTTGACTGTCGCAGCCGTTCCCATTCCGTTTTGGAAACCGCCGGGTTCATGGCGCGCCGTCCGCCTTGGGCAGAACCACGCCAAGGATCATCGCCTTGATCTGTTCGGCGGTTTCAGCCGACAGGCCCTTGGCTTTTGCCACCTCAATGGCATCGCCGACCTGCTTTGAGAACTCCTTGTCAACGCGCTGGCGGCGGACGGTCGAAACCCCTTGCGCCTGCGTTGCCGCGCGCAGCGCGTTCGCCAGCTGCATCGTTTCCTTGGGCTCGATTTTGCCGGGACCGCTGTGGGTGACCACCTCAAACACCAGCGTCTTGATCGCTTCGGCGGCAATCAGCGTCAAATCGTCGGATGACTTGGCATCGTGCTTGTCGGCAATCGCGCTGGCAATCGCCATCGTCTCGTTGAGACGGCGGGTCAGCACCGCCAGCTGGATCGAGTGGCGGTTGAACGCAGAAAACGACGGGATGGCAAATTCAAGCTGGCCGTCTTGCGATGTCTGGATTTGCTCAAGCTTGCGGCTGAACTTTTGGTAAATTGCCACCTGCGGCAGCTTGCGCTTCTGCAGCTCGTTTCCGGCCCAAGCGATCACGTCGTCACACTCGGGCGGCAGCAGTTCAATGCCCGAAATCCGGCCTCGTCCCTTGCGCCTCTCCATTTCTATTCCTCCGGCGAGGGGCGGGCGACGCCGTCGATCACCGTTCGCCGCTCAACATGGTCGGCACCGATCCGGGTGATGCTGGCAATCAGGATCGACCCGGCCTCGGTCAGTTTGACCGCACCGCGCGCTTCCAGTTCGCACAATTGCTCGCGCACCCAGTCGCGCGAGCGGCGGTGGCCGAAGGCGTCAAGCACCCGCAGCAGCATGGTGTCATTCAGCGAGCCGTCGGTCTGGGCTGCCAGCTCTTTCAGCAGGATCAGCCGGGCGTCCTGCACCAGAAAATCTTCAAAGCTCATTTGCCTGCCCTCGTCAGATATTCGTCAACCCGGCTCACCGTGCGCTGCACCGATTTCATCGCCTCGTTGCTCACCGCCACCTGCAGGGAGAGTTCGGCGATTTTCTCTTTCAGCCCGTCCAAATCCTCCTTGGCCGGCAAATGCCGCATTTCGCTTTCCAGCAGCTGGATGCGGCGGTCGTGGTCCGCGACCAGGCTGTTGGTGCGGTCGATGGCCGAAAGCGCCTTGCCGGCGTCTCTTGTCAGCCAGGCGTAGATCGCCCCGCCGATGCCGAAAATAGCAGAGACAAAAGCGGCGATCTCGCCCCACGAAAACAGGTCCATCAGGCACGCCTTTCGCGAATGGTGCGAAATTTTTTCACGCACGGCTCTGCCATGCCGGCATAATATGCCTCGAACACATGGCCGGTGCCGGCCGAGAAATAGCGTATGACCACCGGCTCGCCGAGCGTCAAACTGGTTTCCGCCGACAGCGGCCCGTAGCCGCCGCGCGCCGCCAGCGACTGTGCCGCGAAGGCGAGCATGGCAATGTCGCCAAGGCAGCGTCCCGGCGGCGGATATTCCCACTCGGCTTCCTTTGCCTGCATCACCATCGGCGCGGCCCTGGCATCGGCGAGCGACAGGGCGATTGCCACAAAACCGGCAAAGGCAGCGGCGGCCAGCAGCGCCAGAAAGCCGAGCAATGCCGGCACGCTGGCCCCGTTGGCGCGGTCCTTGTCGTCCCATTGCGGATCCCACTGGTCACGCCATTTTTCGCTGTGCAAATCATCGTCGCGCTTCATCACTTGCCTCCCTGGTGGCCGCGCACCGCTTCAAAAAATGCCGCGCAGCGCAAAACCCGTTCGTTGGCGCGGCCGAGCGCCGCATCGTATTTGACGAGCGCCACATCGACCCGGTCGGCAGCCTTGACGCGCGATTTCTCCGCCGTGCGGCAATCTTCCGGCAACGCCGGCAGCGGCTCGGCGCGCCCGCCGATTTCCGCCGCCTGCCCGATGGCCGACGCTTCCGCCTTCGCCGCTTCGGCTGCCTTCAGGCGCGCCGCGTCAGTGGCGCAGCTTGAGAGAAAAATCGCGCACGCTGGGAACAGCAGGGCTTTTTTCCAGGCGGTCGATCTCATCGGCCAGCTCCTTGTTGGTCGCTTCGCCCGCGTCGAGTGCGGCTTGAAACTTGTTGATTTCCCCGTCATAGGCCGCGCGGATATCCGCCAGCTCGCGCGCCTTGGCTTGTTCGGCCATCAGCAATTGCCGGGCGGTTTCCGCCTTGGCCTGCGCCGCGAATTTTTCGGCAATCGTCACATATTCGGCCTTCGCACGCGCCGCGACCTGCGCGTCATCGACAAGGTCGGCAGCGCTCCACACGCCGAACATCGCCGCCGCTCCGGCGGCAAGGCCGATGGCGCTGGAAATATTCAAAAAGCCGAGCGCGCCGATCATTGAGGTCATGCCGTTATGAAATCGAGGTAGAACGTATCGCCGACAGCAAACCTTCCGATCAGGTTTGGATTGGCAATCGTAAGCTCAAGTGATCCGCTCGGGGTGAACCGCGCAAATTGCTGATCCTCGTCACTGCCGTCTGCCGGATAGACCCCGTCCTTGCAGGGGAAATTGAAGGTCAGCACTTCCTGCAGTGTTGGCTTACTTGTATCTGGATTTTTGCTAACTCTCGTGACGCTCACCTTGGCGCGCATCGCAACTTGATTTTTCATTTCATTCGCTCCTGTTTTGGTTTTGAGAGGGGATCATTTGCCTTGCTCCAGACCCTCAAGGCAGAGCACACGCTCGGCCCTGCGCCGCTTGGTGAGGCCCGGCAAGGTAAAGCCGCCCGCCTTGTCCCAGCGCAAAAGCTGGTTGCAGGCGGCAGCGATGCTGCCGGAATTGAGATGGCGGGCGAGCGTTGACTTGCAGAACGCCGCGACCCCGACATTGTAGGTGAACGAGACCATCGCCGCCCAGGTCTTGTCCGGGATGCTGTCCGGAAACTTGAGGCAGGCGCTCATGCCCGCCTCGTGTTCGAGCAGGGATGCGGCCAGCATTTTCTCGCATTGCGCCGGGGTGGCGCGGTCGCCGATCTTCACGCCGCGCGTCTCGCCAAAGCAGATTGTCGGAATGCCGACCGGGTCCTTGTAGGCGGCATAACGAACGCCCTCAAAGCAGGCCACGGCAGCGACGACAACGCTGGCCAGCGCCATGCTGGTGCGCAGCCGGCTCATGGCTTTTCACGTTTGAATAAACGCGGCATCGGCGCGATCCCGGAATGATTGCTCTCCGGTTGCACCTTGGCGAATTTCGGGAAAATGGTTTATCCGCGCCGCCGCGCGGATGGCTTGCGGTCGAACAGCGAAAGCTGCGCCGCCTTTTGTTCTTCGTGCGCGCGCCATTTGCGAACGGTGGCGACATCGGCACGGATCAGCCGGGCAATGGCCGTGGTTTCCATGCCCTGCTCGCGCTGCCAGCGGGCAATCGCCCGGCGCGCCAGCGGAACCTTGACGATACCTGAACCCAGTTCATTGACAAGGGCCGCCACGGCGGCAGTGCCGAACAGCCGTGCAGCCTCCGACCGGCCGGCATTTGTGGCCGCCAGATAGATCTGTGTCCCGCCAAAATACAGCAGGAACCGCACCGCCTCCTTCTCGCCGAGCGCCCGGAAAAACGGCACGACGTGGGCTTCGACATAGGGCTGGACGTGCGCCGGGTCTCTCAATGCTGGTTTTGGGGAAAAATCAGGCATCCCAATCCACCTGCATCAGACCGATCCGTTCGGGCTTGCCCAGCCTTGCCTGCGCCAGATGCGGGCGCGGGTGATCGCTGTGCGCGGTTACCACTACCGGCGTCCCGTCCTTGTCATAACAAAGCGCGAAGTGCACGCCGTCCACTGTCACGCCGCTTGCCCGCAGACGCGCTGCGTTGGTCGCCGCGTTGCGGATGCGGCGCTTGAGCGCCCTCACGTCCACGCCCTCGACGCGCTCCAGAAAGCGCAGCACCGCATGGTCGGAAACCGCGACGCGGGTGGCCATCACATTCCCCTTGGCGGCTGATAGACGCAGTAAACCTGACCATCGAAAACCCGACCGTCGCGGGCCTTCCACTGGGTGCCAATGCAGACGTGCCACTCGCCGTCTTGCGAGTTTTTCAGCTTGTCAGACCCCCAGGGCACAAACGCCGTGAACGGGGCAATCAGCATCGGGTGTTCACCCTTGTTGAGCGTGATTGTCGCCCCTTCCGCGCTTTCACGAATGGCAGACGCCTTGACCATGGCGCAATCCTTTCCGGAGCAGCAGCCGGGGTCGTATTGCCAGCCCATTGGCGCTTCATGCGCTTTGGCCGCAAGGGCCACCAGGCAACCGGCAAACACACCGGCAATGGCAAGGGTTTTGACCATCACGCTTCCCCCTGCTTTGCGCGGATGCGTCGGCCAAATTCGTTCATCACCGGCACCCAGTCGGCCTCGCGCTCCAACTGGGGAGCCGGCCTGCCGGCAATGGCGCCAGCCTCGGCGAAGAATTTAGCCCAGGAGATTGCCGGCATGCCATCGAACAGCTTGCGCCATTGCGCAAAGGCGATCTTGCAGCCGGAGGTCTGCTGGTAGACCGGATCGGAAATCGTGTTCGACCAGTCCACCCCTGCGCCGCGCGAAAGCCAGCCCTTCAGCGCTTCAATCGCTTTGGCGGCATCATCGCCGTCACGCAAAAATCGCACCGCGTCGATCCCGGTCTGCCGGGTGACAAACGCTGTGAGCGCCGCATCGGAACGGTTGGTGATCAGGCCCAAATTCCAGCCGGCAATCCACAGCGCTTGCAGCTTTGCCGCATATTTGCCGGCCAGCTTGCGCCTGGAAGTTGGCGGCTTTGGCTTGAAGCCGAGGCGGCGAAACTCGGCCAGCACCCTGTCGCGCTCGGCATCATTCATTGCCTTGGTGCTGGCCTTGCCGGTGATCCGGGCTAGCACCGCCCGGTAGTTTTCCTCGTCAAGGCCGAGCTGCTTCTTTGCAACGTGGATGGCGGCGGTCTGGTTCATGTCCGGCTCCCTTCAATGCGGCGGGTGATTTCGGCCTCGGCTGCGGCCATCATCGCCTTGCCGTCTTCCTCGTCCTTCAGCATTGCCGTTTCCCGGTCAGCGTATTTGGCATGGGCGACCATCACAGCGCCGGAATGGTAGCAGCGAAGCAGCGCGGCGACGCTCTTGTGGAGAAGCGCGCTCATGCTGCCGCTCCTTCGCTCATCTGCTCTTCAAACGGCTCGACGATGAAATCCTCGCCTTCGCTGGCGATGTTCACCCCGGCCACCGAGCGCGCCACTTCCGGCTCGGCCATCATCGCCTCCTTGTTCGGCTCTTCCTTGGTGCGGATGAATTTCGAAAGACCGAGCGCCCGCAGCGTCTCGACAACGGCGTCAGCCCCGCCGCGCAAACTCACCTTGGGTGGCCGGTTGCGCCAGCTCACCTGGCCGGTTGCCAGCCTTGCAAATTTCACCCGGTCATTGCCGGTGAGCCGGCTTCGATTGGCCGTGCAGTAGGCTTCAACCCCGAGCAGCAGCGTCTTCGAGCGTTCCTTCATCGGCTCTGCCGCCGCCTCGTGCAGTTTGCGCACTGCCGCCAGCTCGTCGTTCATGGCGAGTTCCGCCCGGCCAAGGTCGCGGCGCACCGCGCCAAGCTCGTGCACCGCCGTTTCGAGATTCGCGTCGCTTTGCGGTACCGGATAATTCAGGGTAAGTTTTTTGGCCTTGGCCATGGCTCACGCCTCCTTGGTTTCGCCGCGCAGCGCGGCCATTTCGGAAAGGAACGCGCCACCCAGCGCCTCCCGTGTCGGCTCGTCTTCAAAGTCGCCGCTGATCAGTGCTTCGGCGATCAGCAGGATTTCCCAGCACTGGCTAAGCACATGGCCGACGGCCCGGATTTCATTGACCGAAAGACCGGCGACCGCCCGCCGGTGCGCCGCCACCGCCTCGGCAAGGCCAAGCACGTCCTTGACGTCAAAATCGGAGACCTGTTCGAGAAAGGCGACGCCGGACGAAAGGCGCTCGATCCGCTTCTTGAATTCCGGGTCACACTCGATCATGCCGTTTACTTTCGCAACAGCGTGGTAGCAGCTGGTGTGGTCGGCATAGCCGATCGCCTGGCAAATGACCCCGTTGCCAAGGCAGGCCTGCTTCGTCATCAGCCAGACGCTGGCGTGCCTCGCTTCGGCAAGCAGTGCGGAGCGGTTCGGGCTGGTGATCTGCGCAGGTTCGATCTTGTACTCGTCAGCCACCAGCTCGATGATCTGGAACGGGGTGATGATCATGCTGCACCGCCGTTCTGCGGCGCGTCGCCCGGGATCGGGCGGCAGACCACCGGAAACAGCACGATATTGGTGTCGCAGCGGCCAATCTGCGCAAGCACCGCTTCGGCCAGCGGGTCCGCCGCTGCCCGCTCGTTCCAGAACCGGGCTGAAAGCTTGCTGTAGAGCCTTTCCGCCTCGTGCGCGGCATCGGAAAGCTGGACGAGCAGCTGGGCGATATCCCCGGCATCCAGCACCAGGCTGTCGCAATTGCGGCCCGCCCTCCGGAACTGGTTGTGAAGATGCGCCAGCCGGTCGTACAGGCTGAATTGTTGGTCAGGCGAGGTTTTCATTGCACAGCCCTCCCGCTGCTGGCGGAAAGCGCCGCCGATGCCAGCAAGCTGCGGTGCTGCGCCAGTTCCAGTTCCAGCAGGTTTGCGTAGGAGCCCAAAAGCCTGATCGTGAAGTCCAGCTCGGCAAACGCCTTGCATGTCTCGCGGCCGGCACCGAGCGGACACAGCCGCGCGGTCTGTTCGGCGAGGATGGCAAGGTTTTCAGACAGGGTGGTGTCCATTTCACACCTCCACATCGCGGTTTGACCACGCAGCTTTCAGGTCCGGCAGCGTCAGCTCGCGCCGCTCTCCGAGCGCGTGGATTTTGGCGAGCTTCACCGTCATTTCGATCTGGCCCATCGCGCCCGGCTTCATGCCGACACCGACGAGGAAGTCGCTCATCGCTTTGTCGGCAATGCCCCATGCCCGGATATAGGCGACAAGGTCTTCCTTGCGCGGCGACGTGCGCTGCAGCCGTTTCATGATGCGGCGGCGCAGTTGCGCAAACCTTGTTCCGGCTCCCCACGAGGAGAAACGCGAATAGCTTTCCGAATTGCCCAGCATCGCAATGCCGCACTGGAAATTGTCGGTGAAGTGACGCAGCTGGTTGGTCGCTTCGTCGGAAAGGTTCTGCGCCTCGTCGATGATCAGCAGGGTCGGCGCGTCACGCCGCTGCACCCGCTTGCCGATGGCCGCGACGATGTTGCTGTTGTTGATCGCCGCGCCGTTCAGTACCGTTTCAGCCACCGCCAGCAGCATGCCGTGCATCTTGCTGGTATGCGGCGAAATCGTCACCAGCCAGCAGTTGCCGTGCTTGGCGACATACTGCCTGGCCGTCGCGGTTTTCCCCATGCCGGCCTCGGCGCAGATCATCACCATGCCTGGGCTGGTCTGTGCCAACAGCAGCATGTGAGTGATTTCTTCCGAAATCCGCGTCTTGATGAACGGCGGGCTGACCGGCAGCGCCTCCTCCATTTTGCTCGTCTCGTCCAGCTGGTCGAGGAAGTTGGAGACCTTGGAATTGAGCTCGGCGAGACGACCCGGATACTTGCCGGAAATCCACTGGTTGAAGGTTGGCTCCTTGATGTCGATGCGCCGCGCCGCTTCGCTTTTGCTCCACTGTTGCTGCTCGGCAATGCTGGCGATCCGGTCCACCAGGTCAGCGCGACGGGCGATGTCATCGCCGCTGCGGCCAGGTCCGGGTTCAATCACCGGCGGCGTTTCGGGAAGCGACCAGAATGCCGCCTCATCGGGCCTTGTGGCATCGGGTCTTGTGGCATTTGCGTGGTTCATGGTATTATCTCCTCGTCACTGGGGCCTTGGCCCTCGTTTTTTTGCCGGCTGGTTCCAACCAGCCGGCTTCTTTTTTTCACCCACGCAAAACAAAGGGTGGTTCGGGAATTCAGTCTTCGCCGTCCCGCCCGCCCGCGATCAGCCGCAGGCCCTTGGCAAAGTTGTCTTCATGGCTTTCAGTCCAGGCGTCGGGATTGGCTGCGGCCAATGCCGCCGCCCGGCCTCCCGCGAGCCCTCCCGCCAGCCGCACCACGACCGGGCGCACCGGCTGGTGCTCTTGCGGCAGCGGGCCTGCGTAAATCCGCGCCAGCTCGTCCGCCGAAAGTTCGGCTTGCATCCGCGCCTGGTCCTTGATGGTTTTGAGCCAGGCCGCGCGCTTGCGGTTGTGATCGCGCGCTGCGCTGACATCATCAAAACCTGCGTCTTCAATGCGCTGGGCATGGCAGACCAGCCGGTCGCTGATGTCGTAGATGTCAACGCCGGCTTCCAGATGATCCGGGTCAAAACGCACCGTCACCCGCTTGCCGGCATGGGCTGACAGGCCGGGCGACCAGTAGCGGTTGCCAAAAAGCTCGATTTCGCCGCTGCCCTTCTTGGCTCGGATGCTTTCCGCCGCCAGCAGCCAGAGCGACCGCTGTGCCTTGCTTGCCCAGCGAACGATGGTGCCTGGTGCGGCGAGACTGGCCGCGAAGGCGGCATCGAAGCTGCGGCCTTTGGCATTGGCGGCGCGCCGGCCGGGCCGGGCGTTGTGTTCGGCAATTCCGGCCGCTACCAGATGCCGGAATTCTTCCATGGGAATAGCCGCATTGCCGTAGTTTTCCGGCTTGGCATCCGGGCGATTGCCGGTATAGGCACCGGCACAGGCCGGGTGGCGCGAAATATTTTCCGCAAGATCGCGCCATGCCCGCTCTATCGGCTTTGACTGGCCGCTATACGGCGTCGTCCAGATGATCTCGACGCGCAGCGTGGTCAACAGGCCCTGCGGGTCTTCGTCTCTTATCTTGAAGCGGAAGCGCCGTGCCGCCCCGCCGGTGATCCATTTGCTGGCAAACGCCCGGCCGTTGTCGAGGAAGATTTTTTCCGGGATGCCGAAGCGTTCGACCATGTCGCCGATCACCAGTCGCACGGTCTCCTTGTTCTCGGTTTCCGCAAGTCTCCATGCAACGATCTTGCCAGAAAAAAGGTCCTGGATGCCGACCAGAACGGGCCGGCCGATCCGCCCGTCCGGCCAGCGGCAGAACACATCAAATTTGTGTCCGTCCGTGTTGCAGGCCTGCATCGCAGTCAAATGGCTGCGGTCGCGCCGCTGTGCTGGGTAAAGCCCCTTGGAAACATCGCGGCGCTGGCGCGCCATCACCGCAACACCGGCAGGAATTTCCGCTTCGATCCGCCGCCGCAGCGCCCGCTCCGATGGCACCGGCACCCAGCCGCACCGCCTCGCCGCCGCCGCCATCCGGCGATAGCAGGAGGCAAAGCAGGGCGCTTCATCGCGCAGCCAGTCAGACTTGAAAACCTTCAGTGCTTGCGGGTGGCAGGCGGCAAAGCCGTCGCGGCCCTTGTGACGCGGGGCCAGTGCCGCCAGCCGGTCCTGCCGGGCGTGGCCGCTGGCCAGTTCCTGCCAGTTGTACAGCGTCGCCGTGCTCACCCCGGCCTCGCGGGCGGCAATGGCAACAGCGGCGCTGGCCTGGCTGCCGGCATCTTGCAATTCCACCACCCTGTCGAGCGTCTTCAAACGCGCCTTGCAGGTGTCTTTCTGGCGATTTGAGAGCCGGTTATAGCCGTCCCACAAGGCCTCTGCCGCCGGCTTTGCCGGCGGGCTGTCCGGACCGTGCGCCAGTGTCAACCGTGCCTGCACGTCGTCCGGCAGCAGCGAGAAATGATATTCTCGGCCGCCGCCGCGCCCCTCGGCCTTGCGCGCTGTCTCGCCCGCCCGCCAGCCTTGGCGTTGTGCGTGACGGTTGATGCCGCGCACGCTGCCCGGCAGCGTGCCGCCGGCACAGGCGGCAATTTCGCCTGGGGAAAACCATTGCTTCATTGCGCGGCTTCCTTGACCGCTGCCTCGATCACGGCTTGATGCCGTGCCACCCACCGCAGGGTTGCCAGCACCGCCTCCATCCGGGCGATCAGCACGTCGGCTTCGCTGCGCCGCATATTGCCTGCCGAAATTAGCCGGCCATAAACGAAGTGCCGCTTGGCGATTTCCGCTTCGGCCTCGCTGATTTGTTGTTCGATGCTGATTTTCATCACCCGCCCCGCCGTTTCAATGCGTCCTGCCCCGGTGCGGTCAAAACAAACACGGTTTGTCCCCCGGCCATCACCCGGCGCAGCAGGCCCCGGTCGGCCAGCCGCAACGCGCTGTTATGCCGCTGGCCCGCCCGGCCGGACACAACCACCGCGCCGCCGGCCTTCGCTTCCTGCAGCAGTCTCAATTGGTGCGGGCCGACCATTATTCGCCCTCCCGCTCTGGAACCGGGCGCAGCGCCAGCGCCCGGATTTGCCGGGCGATCTGCCGCTGTTTTTGTTGCAGCCGGCCGATTTCGGCGAGCCTCGCCTCGCTGCCGGCCAGCATCAGCAGGCCTTCGTCGCGAGCGGCGAGGTCCCACAGCGACACCGCACCGGTGGTGCGCACCAGCGCCTTGAACTTGGCCAGGCTGATGTCTGCCGTCTTGGCCTCGGAAACGTAGGTGTCGAGCATTGTCTTGGTCATTGAGCAACCAAGGCTGGCGCTGATTTGCGCCGCAATGGCTTCGCGCGGTGCGCCATGCTCTTTGAGCGCGTCGGCCATGCCGCGCTTCATGCGGGCACGGTACCTGTCGAAATTGAGCCGGGCGACCGGCAGACGTTCGGCGAAGATGCCATCGGCAAACAACGCGTGTTGGTCAGGATGGTTACTCTGCACTTTGACCCTCCCTGGGTTGTTTCATTGTCTTCAGCGCCTGCTGCACATAGCCTGCGATCTGGTAGTCGCAGTGCTCGCGCACCGCGTCTGATTTGGCCCGCGCCCGCTCAATTTTCATCCGGATCACAAACCGCGCCGTCTTGAGATCGACGGCGAAATAGTGCTCGGCGCAGAATGCCGAAAACCGGCCCGGCAGCGGATTGCAACAGCCCGGTGCCGGGCACCGGCCATGCGGATCACTGTTCATGGCCGTGCTCCAGGCTGTGCAGGAAGCCGTCCAGGTCTTCTGGCGACCAGTTCCGTGATGCCTGCTCTCGCTGGGCCGGCGTCATCACACGCCGGGTGATCGCCGCGCTTTCGCCCGCCCGTTTGATCGCTTCCCGCGCCACCCTCCCGGCGCGGCTTCGGGCTGCAATCCTGCCGGTTTCAAAAACCGCCATCGCCAGCAGCAGAACCGCCAGCCAGAACAACGCCACGCCATAGCTTCCAAGGTCAGCCATCGGTCTCCCTTTCGATCTCTGTCAGCAGTTCGCGGACCTCGTCCGCATGGATGCGCAGCCAGTCCTTGCGCGCGTTTTTTCCGGCCCGTGACCAAATGGACACCAGCCGTTCTGCGCTCTTGGCGCTGGCGCTGGTTGGGATTGCCGGAAACAGGATTGCCTCGGCGCGGGCAACGTCGCCCTTCGCAGTGCCGGCCAGCAGTTTTGCCAGCTTGGCCTGGTCTTCTGCGGTGTAGCGGGAAACCCGCTCGATGGCCGACTGGTTGTCTTCTGCGCTCGAGTTTGTCAGCGCCGCCGCCAGGGCAAGGTGCAGGTTGCGGGCAATGGTGCAAAGCCGTTCGGCTGTGCGTAGTGAAAGACCAAACCGCTCGGCGGCGCGGGCATAAAACCGCCCTTGCTCGCTGTCTTCTGCAACGCCGAGCAGGTTCAATCCGCCAACATGGCGGATTGCTCTCTGGTAACCGCCACGCTGCACTTTTCCGGCTTTGGCCTCGAACAGTTTGCGCCACTCACTGACCGCGATGATCTTCTCCAGCGCTGACAGCTCGTTGCGAAACAGGTTTTCCTCGATCTCCTCTTCGCGGGCCGCATCGGCATCGGCCTTGACGATTTCGCAAAGGATTGTTTCCCGTCCGGCCATCCCGTGCGCTTCCAGCCGGTGCGCGCCGGAAACCAGCAGGAACGTGCTTGTCCCGTTCGGCGTGCGCCGCACCTTGATCGGCGGCAGGCTTTTGCCGTTAAGCAGCATTGCTGCATACAGCGAAGCGAAGTCAGCCTTGACCGGCCGCAGCCGGTTTGCCGCGACGCCGATTTCCGCGACCTTCAATAATTGCGGGAGTTCCAGCTTGCTCATTCGCGCCCGCCTTTCTTTTCAGCAGTGCTGGCGGCCTTGCGTGCCATCACTTCATAGGTCTGCGAAAACTCGGGCTGTGCCATGCGCTCTTCGACCGTCTTGAGTGCCTGGTTGACCGACGCGCGTGACCGCTCCAGCTGCAGGGCGATCTTGCGTTTCGGCACGCCGAACTTGTTGGCCATCAGGTGGATGGCGATCTGGCGTGCCAGCGCCGCGTCAAACCATTGGTGCGGCGGCGCGATGATGTCGGCTTGCGCCAAATGCGGCATGGCGCTTTGCACCCCGGTGACCGCACTTTCAAACAGGGCGACAACGCCCTGCGTGGCGGCTGGCGGCGCTTGCCCTGCGCGCGCTGCATCTGCTTGCGGCGCGGCCAGGGTCCTTGCCATCGCGGCAATGGCAGTTTTGTTGAACGTCATGCCAGCACCATGGCGAAGCCGGCGACAATAGCCGCGAGGCAGACGCAAAACACCAGCCGGGCTTCCTTGTGGAGTTGCAGCGCGTTCAGGCCGTCTTGCCGTTTGAACGGGTTTCCCATGTCAGTTTGCTCCTGCCAGTTTGGCCCGGTCTTTTCGCCGTTGCCGGATGGCTGGCGGACGGGCATAGTTCACGGATGGCTGCGGCGAGTGCCGCTTGCTTGTGCGGGTGTCGTAGCGCGACGGCCACAGGTCCTTGGGTTCCACGCCGAGCACCTTTGCGACTGCGCTTTCGGCTCGTGCATTCGGGTTGCGCAACGCGTCTCCGGACGCGCCACGCGCCAGTCCGTGATCGCGGTCGATGTCGGTCAGCAAATACCCGGCAAGTTCCAGCGCGTTCTTCACGCGCTGTGCTTCCTGGATCAGTTGGTAGGCGCGGCTCGCCATTTTAGGTTTCGCTCCGGATCGGGTGCCATGGCAGGCTTCCCGGTTTGGGTTTTATTGGTCCGTATTCATGGGAGAATAGTGCCGTTTAGATTTTATGTAAAGTCCTTACGGCTCAACGAAGGCGACCTCATTTTTGTCGACCCGGAAAGTCCGCTCAAGGCCGGTGACGCCGTCGTCGTCCAGACGCAGGACTACGAAGGTGCCGACGTTCTTTCATGGCTCAAGGAGTATGTGCGGCAAAGCCGCGAGGACCTTACCACGCGCCAGCACAACCTGCCGGCCGAGGTCAAATTCAAGCTCGCTGTCGTGCGCGCCGTCCACCGCGTTATGACCACCAAGGACCTTTTCGGCCTTTGAGCGCCTGTCCAAGTTCGCAACTGTAAAATCGCGGCGCGGCAAGCCGAACTTGGACAGCCTAGTGTGCTGATAACAAACGATTTTCGCTAATTTGCTGCCAGCGATTTGGCAAACTTGGACAGCGTGTCCAAGTTCGGTTTGCTTTTGGCTCGCTTCGCCAGGCTGTTTGCCGGTGCTTTCACCGCCCGGTCGTAAATCTGGTAAACCCTTGTGGCAGCGCGTTTTTTTGCCTGCTCTGCACCGGTTGTTTTCTGGCATTTTAGGGGTGTTTTACGAACCGGCCGCCTTGGCCTTGCATGCGCCGCATGGCCGGTGTTTTTCCAATTTCAGGCGTCAAACGTTCGTCCAGCCAGGCCGCGCCAACTCGCCGCTAAGCCCTTGTTGTGTCGTGCCTTCCCGGCATTTCCCGCATAATCCCGGCTCTTCCCGGTAATTCCAGTTCCTGTCGTCCCCCTACATCTCCAACGGTTAGCGACGAAAATCAATATTCAAGTGCAATTTTCTTTCTTGTCAGGGAACATTTCGACAAAAAAGGGGCCGCCGCAGCGGCCCCAATTCTAAAACGTCGATTATCAGCTTGGCAGAACGAAGAACCAGTTCGCCCA